GTGGTAGTTCTGGAGATTCAAATAGAGTTTTAACAATTTCAAATTCAGGGATAACATCAAATAATGCTTTCTTAGTTAAGGCAGGAGGACTTTATTTGAAAAGAGAATCTGAATTTACAGTTAGTCACAAATTAGCAAGTTCTGAAATTACTTTTTTAAATGGTTTATGGAATGACATGAAGATAGAAGTAAAATATTATGTTCGAACTTGGGGAGATGCAGTTAGAAATTGGAAAGTTGAGAATAAAGTAGGATCTGATTGTTCCGGGACAGATGGCTCGACAGATAGAATTTTGACTTTGGGAAATACAAGTATCACAACAACTGCAGGATTTTTTGTTTCAGATAGTGGTTTGAAATTAACTTTAGATACAGATTATACGATTTCAAATTTATCCTCTGGAACAACTATAACTTTTCTGAATCGATTATGGAATGATATGACTCTTGTGATAAAATATTATGAAAAACCCGACAGACATACAAACCAATATTCAAAAGTTAGAGATGATTTCCAAGAGATAGTTTTAGAACATGGAATCAGTGCACAATTAAAAAGACCAGATGAAACTACAGATTCTATGGGGGGAGTAACGGATATTGATGAAGATTCTTATAATATCTTTGTGAGCATTCAAGATATAACAAATAAGGATCGTCAAATTATTTCCATGGGCCTTGCAAATCCTGGAAGTGCAAAAGCATTCTTTTTTGATACATATCCAGATTCAGTTACAGGGAATGGAAGTTTGACAGTTCAGACTGGAGACATAATTGTTGATACAGATGAAAAGGAATGGAGATTGGAACAAATTCTTGGGAAAAAGCGTTTTCAAGGAGAGGTTATATTCATTTCTGCAATTATTAAGAGGATTGACCTTGATTAATCAAAAGATTGATTGTAGGGCATCCAAATAAAGCCAAGAGGCAACTCACAATGAAGATTAAACTAAATATAAACACAAAAGTAGATAAGAATTTGACAATCGACCAATTGAAAATGGTTTTATTTAAATCAATGATTAAAATGCAGGAATTGGCCACAATTAATTGTCCTTTTGATACTGGAAGATTAAGTTGGGGCATAAAAATAACCCCTACAAATCTTGGATATGGGGAATATTTATTATATAATAATGTTGAATATGCAGAAGCAATTGAATTTGGAACAGATCCCCATGTAATAAATATAAAAAATAAAAAAGTTTTAGCAAATAAAAAGAAAGGACAAATTTTTGGCAAGCAAGTTCAACATCCTGGAACAGAAGCGCAACCTTTCATGAGACCTGCATTAGATCAAGTTAAGAGGATTTGGGTCCCAAGATATTTTGATCAAGTTCTAAAAAAAGACAAATAGATTTAAATAATAAATCAACATTAAATAATTAACCAAGAGGTTATCTTAATCCAAGAGGAAAAAAATGTCAGTATTCATAAGCCCAAAAAATGTAATAGTAGATTTCTTAAGAAGAAGGATCACAGATCCTCGAAGCAGAGCAGAAACTTCTCAAACTGAAGAATTTGATGGTGGTTCAACAGATTTCCAATTGACTCCTACAGCAGGAACAATGTCTTGTATAATTTCTGTAACGGTCGGCGGAGTGGCCCAAACAAAATATAAACATTATTGGATTGATTATCAAAATCAAAAAGTTATTTTTTATTCAAATACTTCAAGTGGAACAGACAACGTTGATATTACCTACAAAAGAGGAACAACAAATTGGATCTATCCGGACAAAGCAAAAAAGACTTTAAGCCGAACAGCATTTCCAAGAATGAATATTTTAGTCGTTGGAGGAACTGGCGGAAGAGTAGGTCAATATAATTCTGATATAGAAAGTCAAATTCATTTTCAAATTGATGTGTGGACTAAAGAGGGCCAAGTTTTCACAATTGATTCAGTAAAATATGCAGATGATAAGCTTGGAGAATATTTGGGTCTTCAAGTAATGGCGGCTTTTAGATCATACGAAAATGATATTCACCCAGAACTTTATGATTATACTCCAGTTGGGATCCCTCGAGATATGGGATTCAATACAGAATTGGAATGTTTTCATACAATAGTTGAAATCGAACTAAAAGGCATTAACGTGTCTGAGAGCAATTAAATGATTTTAAAAATAAGGAGAACATAGAAAGAACATGGTATTCAAGAAAAAACAAACACCTTGGAATAAAGGAAAAGTAGGATTAAAAAAACATAGTGAGGAAACTAAAAAAAAGATGAGCAAATCACATAAAGGAAAAAATATTGAACATTTAAAAAAAATAGGATTTAAGAAAAACGATCCAAGAAGAAGTCCTGGGAAACCCTTTGTAAAAGGATTTAGGCATTCAGAAGAAGCAAAAAGAAAAATGAGAAAACCAAAAACTGCAGAGCATAAATTAAAAATAAAAGAAGCAAGAAAATCTCAAGTGTTACCAGTTAATGATACATCAATTGAAGTTAAAATTCAAAACTTTTTAAAAGAATTAGGGATAGAATTTTTTACCCATCAATATATGAAAATTGAACATGGTTATCAATGTGATATTTTAATTCCTTCAATGAATTTGGTTATAGAATGTGATGGAAATTATTGGCATAAATATCCTGTTGGAAGGGAAATAGATCATTTGAGAACATCAGAGTTAATTGAAAAGGGATTTAAAGTTTTAAGACTTTGGGAATCCAAAATTAATGAATTGAGTATCAATTCTTTTTTAATTAAATTAAAGGAGATTAAAATGGAGAATAAAAAATGACAGAGTATCTAATCGGATCAAGAGAGCAAATAGCAATGTGTGAAGAAGATACCTGGGCAGCTTTGGGAACTAAAACAATGGCTGATGATGGTTTTATTGTTGGGAAAAACACAAAAATAACTCCAGACTTTTCAAAGAATTGGCAAGAGATCTTGACTGCAGGAACAGATAGTCGAGATATTGATTCAATGGAGAAGGGTCCAGAAACTTATAAGTTTAGTTTAGAATTTGCACCAACAGATTGGAAGTTTTTGAGATATTGTGCTCATGGGACTGTGTCAAATACAAGTGCAGCGCCAACAGTGCATACATTTACAGCAACAGATGTTGTAAAATCATTCACATTAGAATGGGCTAAGAGAGGAGCAACAGATCACGTGATAACTTTGACAGGATGCATAATTACAAATTTGGCGATTAATTATGTAAGTGGAACAGGTCCAACTGAAGGATTTGTAACAGTGGTAGCAGAATGTTTGGCTAAATCAGCAAGTCCAGGAACAAGCACAACAACAGTTTCAGCAAATACAGACGATGCTTTTCAGTTTAGAATGGCAAAATTAACATATGCAGGATCAGAAGTTGTAGAAGTTAATTCTGGAGAATTAACATTTGACAATGGAATTGATGAAGAAGATTCGAGATATTGTAATTCAACACTTGACCAAGCAATCGGAGAACCAATTCCAAAAGTAAGAAGGTACACTTGTAGATTTAATATAAATCAAAAAGATGATACTTATTTCGATGATTGGAATGACCAAGTAATTGTACCAAGTACAAATACTTTGGCTTTGATTCGAGGAACAGGTCCAGCAGATGATGTAACATTCACATTTACAGATTTATACTTACAACAGGCAACAAGTCCAACAAACTTGGATGGAATAACAAATGTTGATTTGGTCGGTGGTATAAAATCAGTGGCTATTGTAGCTAATGATGCACTTACAGATTATTAAAGGAGGTAAAAGATGCAATACGAAGAAGATTTTGTAAACGAGGAAGTCGTAGATTTTGAGATAGAAGGTAGAAAGTTTAAATATAAACCAACAACTGCTGGAGAAGAAAACTCTTGGGTTAATGAGTATATTGAAAATGTAGAAGGAAAGCCAGTTCAAAACTTAGCAAAGTTAAATGAATGTAAAATCAGAAACTTAGTTGAAGTGCCATATAATCAAGAAATGATTCAGAAGATTATTGGAATAAACAAAGATTGGAAAAGTTTAAATGATAAAGACAAATGGAAACTACTCTCAAAATTGAAACCTGGAACTTTTGATAAAATAATTATCAAAATTAATGGAATCGATAGTCCAGATAACAAAGTAAAAAAAAACTAATCTTTAAGAT